AACCGCCTCCCTTTTTTTTTAATTTAATTAAATCTTATATAATGAAAAAAAATAAAACATTAGTAGACAAGGTCTACAAACTTACTAGGGGCGATGCTCCAATATCATTTTTACTTCCTTCAAGCGGAAATAAAAGACAACCATTATTATGGTTTGATGAAGAAAAAGGTATAAACCGAGTTCTAAGATATTCCTCTAATCAAAAATCACCATTTGAAGACGAGCAAGATGGTAATGTTATAAGAAAGCCTGTTGATTTTCAGGATGGATTTTTAAGAGTTCCAAAGAATAATCCAAATCTACAAGAATTTCTTTATTATCATCCATTAAATGGTTTAAAATTTGAAGAAGTTAATGAAGAAAAAGATGCAGCTTTAGAAATAGAGCAATTAAATTTAGAGGCGGATGCGCTTATTGAAGCTAGAAAACTTTCAGTAGACCAAGTAGAAACAATTTATAGAGTTTTATTAGGAAAAAATACTGAGTCAATGACCACAGCTGAATTACGAAGAGATATATTAGTCTCTGTAAGACAAGAGCCTGCTGATTTTTTAAAGGTAATTAACGACCCTCTGCTTAAATTACAATCTAATGTTCAGTTGTTTTTTGACAAAGGATTATTAAATTTTAGAAATAAACAAAAAGAAGTATGGTATAATACTTCAATTAACAAAAAGAAAATGTTAACAGTTCCGTTTGGTGAAGACCCTATGTATATTGTGTCTTCATATTTACAAAGTGATGATGGAATAGAAGCGTTAAAAATGCTTGAAAAACTATTAGAAGAGTAAATATCAAATCAAATAGTGTAGAAGATTAGAAGGGGTCAAGAATAATTGACCTCTTTTTTTTTTGTTTATCTTTGTAAAAAAGAAAGCGATGATAAACGCTGTTAGAAATACAGTTCTTGCTATCCTTAACAAGAATAATTACGGTTACATATCTCCATCAGACTTTAATCTGTTTGCAAAACAAGCACAGCTAGATATTTTTGATGAATATTTTATAGGATACAATAGTCAAATTAATAAAGAAAATGGTAGAGTATCAGGCACAGGATATGCAGATATATTAAAGGGATATGAAGAGGTTATTGATACTTTTTCTATTACCGCTAGTTTATCTCAAAACTTATTAAATGAATATATAGTTCCTACTCCTGCTACTACAGGCTCAGATTATTATCTTTTAAATAAAATATTAATATATAGTTTAGTTACTTCATCAGGAACTACAACAGCTATTGGAGGAGGTAATCTTAATCTTATAGATGATACTGCTACATTTCAAACTGATGGTATAGTTTCTGGAGACATTGTTTCTGTAGTTATATCTAATTCAGTGATTACTAATTTAAAAGTTGTTTCAGTTACTAATCAAACTACTTTAGTTATGAATGTAGCTTCTTTAACTGCTGCAAATTTATCTTATGCTATTTATAAAAAAGTAAATTTAAAAAACGAAGCAGAACAGGTAAATCACAGTAAAATTACTATGTTAAATAAATCTATGCTTACAGCTCCTAATTCTACTTATCCAGCATATACTCAAGAAGGAAGTATTTTAACTTTACACCCTGATTCAATAAATACAATAGGAAGGGTAGTGTCACAATATATAAGATATCCTTTAGACCCTAAATGGACTTATATTTCCTTAATAGGAGGAGAACCGGTGTTTGACCAATCACAATCAGACTATCAAGATTTTGAGTTACCTGCTGATGATGTAAATAATTTAGTAGCTAGAATATTACAATATTCTGGAATGTCTATAAGAGAAATGGCAACTGTACAATTTGGTCAAACTATAGAACAAACAGAAAACCAAGAACAATAACATGGCATATTTATCTCAATATCAATACTACGAAAATTCTGGAACTGCGCCTGCTAATAAAAACTGGGGGTCTTATCAATATGTAAGCTTGGAAGATATAGTAAATAATTTTCAGTTAATGTATTCTGGAAATCATTCTTTAGTTAATAACGAAGAAAGGTATAAAATATTGTTTCATGCAAAACGTGGAATTCAAGAATTAAACTATGATGCTTTTATGGAAATAAAGGCTCTTGAGCTTACAGTATACGATAATTTAACTTTTGTTTTACCTAGCGATTATATAAATTGGGTAAGAATATCTCTATATAAAGACGGGTGGCTTAGACCTTTGAATGAAAACATTCAAGTAAACTCTGCTCAATCTTATTTACAAGGTGCTGGAGGTACGTTAACATTTAATGCCGATGGAACGGTTATAACTGATGAATCTACATTGGATACTGAAAGAAAAAATGGTCAACAAAATAGTATATATTTAAATCAAAATAATGACATAGACCAAGTTGAAGATGATAATGCATCTGATTTTTATTCAGATTATTCTATTGGAGCTCGTTATGGTTTAAATACTGAAACAGCTAATGTTAATCCAACTTTTAGGATTGATAAAAAAGCCGGTGTAATAAATTTTGATTCTACAATGTTAAATGAAAATTGTGTTTTAGAATATATATCTGATGGAATGGAAGGTGGAGACGACTCTCAAGTTTCCGTTAATAAACTATTTGAAGATTATGTTTATGCTCATATTGAGTACGCTATTTTAAATAGTAAATTTAATGTTCAAGAGTATATTATTAGTAGAGCTAGAAAAAGAAAAACTGCTCTACTTAGAAATGCAAAAATTAGATTAAGCAATATTCATCCTGGAAAATTATTAATGAATTTAAGAGGAGCGAATAAGTGGATTAAATAATATGGCAAATATTCAAAGAAATTTTACAAGAGGACGTATGAACAAAAGCCTTGATGAAAGGCTTGTGCCTCAAGGTGAATATATTGATGCGTTAAATGTTAGGTTAGGTTCAACGGAAGCTTCTGAATATGGCTCAGTTGAAAATTCAAAAGGAAACACTCTCCTTACTACTTTAATGTTTGATAATATACCTTTGAGTAATAATGCTAGATGTATTGGAGCTTATGAAGACGGTACAAATGAAACTTTATATTGGTTTGTACATGACCCTGCATTTACTGTTGGAAACACTAGTAAAATAGATTTAATTGTATCTTATAATACTACGACAAATTCTACAATATATCATGTTGTTAGTATTAACGATGGAAATAACTTAAATACTACATTAAATTTTAGTCCTTATTATTTAATAACAGGAGTTAATTTAGTAGATAATTTATTGTTTTTTACAGATTATTATAATCCTCCTAGATTTATAAATGTAAATTCTTCATACGCAACTCCTTTAAATTATTTAGACCAGTTTACAGCTGAAGCTTTATTAGTAATAAAAAGACCTCCAATTGAGTCTCCAAGCATTCAAATGTTAACAGTATCTGGTAATGAAGAAAATTTTTTAGAAGAAAGATTTATTTCATTTGCTTATAGATATAGATATTCTGACGGAGAATACTCGGCAACTTCTCAATTTAGTGATGCTGCTTTTGACCCCGGACAATTTAGTTTTAGTCAGAACAGTTTTTTAAATGAAGGAATGTTAAATTCCAAAAACGCTGTAATTATTACTTTTAACTCAGGAAGTTCATTAGTAAAAGGTATTGATTTATTGTTTAAAGAATCAACTAATTCTACAATAAAAATTATAGAAAAATTAGATAAAAGTAATTTAGGATATTCAAACAACACTAATTATACTTTTTCTTTTGACAATAGTAAAATATTTACGCTATTGCCTGAATCTGAAATATTAAGACTTTTTGATAATGTTCCTAACATTGCCAAAGCTCAAACTATTATGGGCAATAGATTGGTATATGGTAACTATAAAGATGGATATGATTTAAAAGACAAATTTGGAGAAGATTTAAAATTAGAATTCTTAACAACTCTTTCTAGTAAGGAAATTGGAAATAGTACTCTTATAGATTCTACATCTCCAGGATATTATACCATTGGTCCTACGGCAAAAACAATTGATAACTCTATTGTTTATTTTGATTTATCTAAAGAAGACGGTAGCACTGTTGATTTAATTGCAGGAGCGGAAATAACTTTAGATTTTCGTTTAAATCATAGCGCTTTTACCGGATACACTCCCTCTCCTACAGAAGAAACATCAAGTGTAAATATAGTTTTTATTTATACACTTCCATCTTCTTTTAGTAATGTGTATTCTTTAGCTACTAGTACTGATTTTATAGAAAAAGTAGGTACAGCTACAAATATACAACCTATATCAACATCTTGTGATGGAGCTACTTTAACCGACCAGGTTAATTGTGCTCTTCCTCAAAATTTAAATACATTTACAAAAACAGCTAGTGGTATATCCGCTAATGCTCAACCATTAGCAATTGTATCTACTCCAGGTAGTAACACTATTGGTATACAGATAATTGCAATGCAATATTTAGATGGAGCTAATAGTATTTACGAGTTTTATGAGGTTATTTCTTCAGCCGCTACTTTTCAAGAACTAGGCAATTCACAAAGTTTGCATAGTAATAGAGGGTATGAAATTGGAATTGTATACATGGATAACTTTAATCGTTCATCTACAGCTCTTGTAAGCCCGCAAAATACCATACAAGTACCTTGCTCTAACTCAATAGATAAAAATAGCATAGAGGTTACTATACCCTTCCAGCAGTTTGCACCAAAATGGGCTAGTAGATATAAGTTTGTTTTAAAACCTAATCAAGATATATATGAAACAATATATTCTAATATTTTGTTTCTTGACCCAAATAGCAACGCTGCTTATTTTTTATTAGAAGGAGATAATGCAAGTAAGATTGAAGATGGAGATAGACTTATAGTAAAAAGAGATTCGGACGGACCTGCTTCTAATTGTCCTATTGCGACTGTTTTAGAAAGAAAAACACAGTTATCTAATTTTATAACTATTCCAACAGGAAATAATGATTCAGATGGGAATCCTATAAACATAGAAATTCCTTCTGGAGTTTATATGAAAATAAATCCTAGTAATTTTAATGTTGTATATGAAGAAAATAATGTAGTTAATCTTGCTTATAATTCTGTATTAGCAGAAAAAAAACGAACTTTCCCTATATTAGCTTATAGTTTAAGTATTGAGGGAACTACTACCGGTCAACCAACTTGGACTCATATAAATTACGATATACCTCAAGGAAGTAGAATTAACTTTACCATAAATCAATCTAGAGATAAAGACACAAAAAACTGGCCTAGAAGACAATATGAGTTAGAATTAAAATTATCGGCTTCAAAAGATTATACAACTATTCAAGAGTGGTTTGTTGGAGATAATGTAGGAGAGCTATTAAATGATGGTAGTCAAATAGTTACTAGAGGAGATTCTCCTATATTAAATCAATTTGAATCTACTTATTTAGAGCAAGCGGGAGCTCCTGACACCTCATCCCCAAGTTCAAGTATCCCTACTTCAGAATATACTAACTATTATAAATTCTACAGAAATACTACAACTAACGAATTATTCCTTTTAATTACAGGAACTGAATCTGCTGGAAGAACTAGAAATAGAAGGTCAAAAGTAAGTGCTAAATTTGATATTGTAAGAACTAATGACGGTTTTGTTTTTGAAACAGAACCTCAAGATGCTTCTCCAGATATTTGGTATGAAAATTATTTATCCTTACCAATAAATTCTGACGGACAACATCAAGGTAATGTTCAAAATCAAACTGCTTCTCAATCAGCTATTATAGATACAAAATTTTTCAATTGTTATTCTTTTGGAAATGGTGTTGAAAGTTATAAAATTTTAGATTCTATAAACGGTAAAACAGTTAACATTGGGGAGCGAGTTACTTCTACGTCTAATGTAACTTTTAAAGAAGCTAATAGGTTTGCTGATTTAACTTATAGCGGAGTTTATAACGATGAAACAAACGTAAATAAACTGAACGAGTTTAATCTTGGATTAGCTAATTTTAAACCATTAGAAGATTCATTTGGTCCTATACAAATATTATTTGCTAGAAAAACTGATATATTAACCCTACAAGAAGATAAAATTTCTTACGTTTTAACTGGGAAAAATTTAATAAGCGATTCAACTGGAGGTGGAGTTATAGCTTCAATTCCTGAAGTATTAGGACAGCAAATTGCAAGAACAGAAAAATATGGTATAAGTAATAATCCGGAAAGTTTTGTTTCTTGGGGAGCTAATAAATATTTTACAGATTCTAAAAGAGGAGCGGTTATAAACCTAATAGGAAGTAACACTCAACAAGAACAACTTCAAGTAATTTCTGAAACAGGAATGCGAGGTTGGTTTAGAGATTTATTTATAGAGTCAAACAACACATATAAACTTGGAGGATTTGACCCTTATATGAATGAATATGTATTGCATTCAAATATTCAACTACCACCAGTAAGTAAAGATTGTTTAAAATGTGATGTTTCAAAAAACATAATACTTTCTCCAGGGGAAAGTTTTAGTTATTGTGTAGATTTAACTAATTTGTTAGGATTAGTTGACATAGATTACATTATTCCTTTTCAAGGATTTGATGATATTGTTACTGAATTAAATTCAACTACAATCACAGAGTTATCTGAACAAAATATTGTGGCTGAAGAAGTCCTTACTGGAACTGGGTACACTATTACTGCTGTATATAACGGAGGAACACACACTACGGGATTAGTTTTTGAAAGTGGAACATTAACTTTTAATAAAAACGATGTTAATGTTACTGATGTAACTTTAACTATTTCTCATGATAGTCTTACAACTGACACAATTGAAATCAATGTGGGATGTCCTCAGTCAGTAGACATGACGGTATTTAATATAGCAATTACCAGTAACTCTGATGCTGGTAAATTTATAACAAATGATTATAGATGGACAGATGGGTCGTTTTTCTCTCCAGCTCACGTTACTGCAATTCAGTTTTCTAATAGTACAATTAACCCTATTGTTTCTGAATATAGTCAAGTTGCAGGTCCTCAAGGAGCTGGTATTATACCAGGTGATGGAGCGATAGTATCTTTAATTAGCAGAAAACAAGGATTTGATAATTTTGTTTTTAATCTAACTTTAAACAAGTTTAAATACTTAAGAAGTAATATTATTTATAATAATAATGCTACAGATATAAATGCTCTTTTAGCGGCATCTACAGATATAACCCCTATATATACTGAAGTTAATCCAGCTCAATATTCGGCTGCATTTACAATGCCTGCTGGAGGTCAGTTTTTATATTTAATCTGGGATTATAGAGAACCAACATCGTCTAATCTATGTTACTCTACATTAGGTGCACAAGATGCTTGTACGGGATGCACTCCCATTCCCAGTCCTACGCCTACACCATCTCCTACACCTGTAACAACTTACAGATGGCTTATTGAATCTGGAAGCGGAACTACGACAAGTCCATCTACCTGTCCTTTTGTGGGAACAGACCTTTATAGTACTTCCAGTTCTTTCAATACAGTATTTGTTAATAACACAATTTTTTACACAGACGCTGCAAGAACTCAAATATTTCAAGGAAATAATAATTATTTTGGAATAAGACAACCTAGTCAGGGATACGGTCAAGCTCAAGGTATATTTAGAATGACAAGTTTAGGTACAACCTCAAATATAGACACAGCAGGAGTCTGCAATTAAAATAAATTAAATGGCTACAAACGGAACATATTATTTTGATACTGCAAGTTTTGACAACGCAACAACTCTTTATACAGATGTTGCTTTGACTTTAATTGCAAATAACGGATGGTATTCTAACGACTCCATTGTAAGACAACAAGTTTCAGGAGTTTTATTTGCAGCACAATCTTGTGGCGCTCCCATTCCTACACCTGTAACGCCTACACCATCTCCTGTAACACCTACACCTGTAACGCCTACACCTAGTCCTACGCCTGTAACACCTACACCTAGTCCTACGCCTGTAACACCTACACCTAGTCCTACACCCGTAACGCCTACACCTAGTCCTACGCCTGTAACGCCTACACCTAGTCCTACACCTAGTCCTAGTCCTAGCCCTGGTCCGACTCCAACCTATACTACTCTTTTATATAGAGATGATGGTTCTGGTAGTGGATGGCAAAATTCAAGTACAGCCTGTTCTAATTCAGGAAGCATTGCTGTTGTAAACGCTTCTTATGGCTCTACTTTTTCCGTAGGCACTTATTTATTTACCAATACAGCCTTAACCATTCCTTTTAACGGAAATAACAGATGGTTTTTAGATGAGCCCAGAAACAATGCTTTATTTATAGATGCTAGTGGTCAAATTACTTTAGCAGCTTCTTGTTCAACGCCTAGTCCTACGCCTGTAACGCCTACACCTAGTCCTACGCCCATTGTTTATGCTTATACTTTAAGACAGTGTACTACTCTGCAACTTTATGATGTAACATTACCTCAATCAACACAGCTAGGAACTTCTGTAAGTTACGCTGCACAATGTTGGGAGGTATATGCAGTGGCTTCATCTGGAGGGGCAATAAGCCCTCAAAGTTATCATAACAACTGTACGGATTGTTTAAATCCTCCAACTCCTAGTCCTAGTCCTACACCTAGTCCTAGTCCTACACCTAGTCCTACACCATCAGGTAGTTGCTATCAAATATATTTACAGAGAGGTTTTCAACTTTGCTCTGGTAGTTTTGCAACTTATAGTTTTAACGCAACAACTTTAAGTTCAGCAACAGCCGTTTATTCTGATAGTAGCTGTACTACACTTATGAGTGGAACATATTATTTTACACAAAATAATCAATGGAAATTATGGACAGGTTCTCAGTTTGTACAAAGCGGCTCTTGTTAAGTAATAAATAATTATTACTTTTATGTAAATTAAATTAAATGACTGAAATAAAAAATTTCTTAAGTAAGGAGGAATGCTTAAGTTTTATTAAAATGATAGACGAAAACAATACTCCATCATCTGTAGTAGAGGGGGGTGACGATATAAGTACTATTTCAAAAACACGAACATCCAGTACTTCTAATTTAAATCATTCTATTCCTCAAGTTAAAAAATTTCATCAAAAAATAGCTGATTACTTAGGTATAGATATTTTAAAAGGAGAGCATCTACAGGGACAGCTATATGAAGAGGGTCAATACTTTAAACCTCATCAAGATTTTTTTAGTGGTCCAGCTTATGATAAACATTGTTTATCTAGCGGCAACAGGACTAATACATTTATGATTTATCTTAATGCTGATTTTGAAGGAGGTGGAACTAATTTTGTAAATTTAAACACAGTGGTATCTCCGGAAACAGGCAAAGGGCTTACTTGGAAAAACATGGAAAAAGATGTTTGTTTAGAAGAAGCTATGCATGAGGGGATGCCAATTTTAAAAGGTAAAAAATATATAATTACTTCTTGGTGGAGAGAGAACATTTGGAATGGAGGAGAAGATACCACGCTATATTTAAATAAACCCAAAAAATATACAGATAAATCTCAAATACCTAAGCTAACAGAAAAAGGATTTAAGGTTGTAAAAGTTCCTCCAGAAACCATGGGTATTATAAATGATGCATATAAATTACTTCAAAGCACAATTAAAGAAGAAGTTTTTGAGGGTAAAGAAAATATTATAATAGGAGGAGGAAGCGAGTTTTTAAATTTTGATGAAATACCTTCTATAAAAAATCTAATTCATAATCACTTATTTCCCGTACATAGAGAGTTTGCTGGAGTCGATATTGTCCCTAGTTTTGTTTATGGAATTAGGTCTTATTTAAGGGGAGCTACTCTAGTAAATCACGTTGATAGGGTAGAAACTCATCATGTATCTTCTATAATAGTAGTAGATAAAGACTTAAGATGCGGATGTCAAAATAAAGAATTTGGAGATGATTGGGCATTAGAAATTCAAGACCATGAAGGGGGTTGGCATAAAGTTTATGCAGAACCAGGTGACATGATTCTTTATGAGTCTGCTATTTGTGAGCATGGAAGAGCGACTCCTTTCCAGGGTAATTTTTATAGAAATTTTTATGTTCATTATAAAATTATATAATGATAGATTTTATACAAATAGACCCTAATGGATTATGTAATGCTGGATGCTGGTTTTGTCCTGTATCTTTAATTGGTAATCCTAAAGAACATATAGGTCAAATGTCGCCTGAGCTTTATGAAGATATAATAAGACAGATAAGTGAGCTAAAGGGAGACTTAGTAAACCCAAATCTTCATTTTGTATATGCTTCACATTATAATGAGGTTTTGTTATATAGGCATTTTGAGGAAATGCTAAAAACTTTAAAAAAATACAATTTAACTTTATGTGTATTGACAAATGGCGTGCCTCTTACTGCTAAAAAAATAGACCTTATAAATAAATACCCTGGGGTTGTTTCTCAAATAGCAATTAATGCTCCAATATACGAGAAAAGACTTTTTGCCAAAAGAACAGGAATGAGAGAGTCTATGTTTGACTCTTTAATGTTTAACATAAAATATGCAGAAAAAAACCTGTATAACCCTAAAATATTATTACTTCAAATTAACGGCATAAATGAAAACTCTAACATTATTAAAAAACAAAATTTTCCAGACTTAGAGCCTAATGAATTTCAAAATCAAATTAATCTAGCAAAATCAATTTTTCCTAATGTAAGCATTACAGAGCAATGGAACTTAATAGACAGAGCTGGACTAATGGATGATGTAATGGAAAGTAAAATTTCTAAAGGAAAAGTTATTGGATGCAGTTCAAAAAGAGACACCAACTGGCTTCATGTAAGTCCTAAAGGTCATGTCTTTTTATGTTGCAACGATTACCATATGGATTATACTTTTGGAGATTTAAATACTGATAAATTAAAAGATATATGGATGAGCGACAAACGTAAAAAAGTTTTAAAAACTGCTTTTCAAAATATATGCACTTCTTGTTCTTCTGCAATATTTGAAAATGGATGATAAAATACTTGTAAGTATTGCATCTTATAAAGATTCGGATGTAATCAATACTATTATTGATTTGTATGATAAGGCAGAGCGGCCAGATAGAGTTTATGTAGGTTTGTTTTTGCAAGACACGGACCAAGAGATATTAAGAATACTTGATTTTTTTTCTAATTTTTTGTTTAAAAAAAACTTAAAAATTAAAACTATACCTTTTAAAGACGCTAAAGGTTGCGGGTGGGCTAGGAACGTAATACTAAGGGAGCTGTATGGTCACGAAGATTACTTTATGTGTGTAGATTCTCACTCTAGGTTTTTAAAAAAATGGGATTTAATTTATATTGACACCTATAAAAAAGCTCCAGAAAATGCTGTTATTAGCGCTTTTCCACAATCTTTTGATTTTGTAGAAACGTATGAGCAATATACCAGAAGAAACTTAGCAACCATTTATACCCCCAATGCTTTACCTTGGACAAATGATTTTAATCATCCGCACTGCCAAAAAACACCTACGGAAAAATACGAAAAAGTAATGTCTATATCTGGCGGTAATATTTTTGGAGACTCAAGATTAGCAAAAGCAATTACTTTAGATGATTATAGTTTTGTTCACAATAAAGAACAGGAGATATATTCGCTTCTTATATACCTATATGGTTTAGACATATACGCTATACCTCAAAACGTAGTATGGCATAAATATACTGTAGAAGAATCTTACAGGGATTTATTTAATCCCAAACAAATAAAATATAATACAGATTTTATTAGCTCATTAAAAACAAAAGAAACTAACAGAACAATAAAAAGCTGGGTTGATTTGATTCAAAAGGATTGCGATGAGTGTAAAAAGACAAAGCAATTAAATTTGTAAATTTGTAGTTAAATATACACCCTATGGCTTTTTATGAATTAAGAAAATGTACAGATGATACTCCATTTTTTCAGTATGTAACTTTTCCTCAAAACGTACAGCTTAATTCGGTTGTTTTATTGTACGGAGAATGTTATACGGTTTATGCTTTTAGGAATACCGGCACTTCCGTTAGCCCTACTGCATATTACGATAATTGTCCTCAATGTGTTCCAGCTCCGCCAACACCTCCTTCTCCAGTACCAGTAACTTCATATGAATGGAAGTTTAATCAAGCTCAGGGAAACGGCTCTTCAACTAAACCTTTTTTATGTGTATATTCTCCACAAACAGTTTGGTCAAACGTACAAACAGTTAATGACATAGTTTGCGGAACTCAACACTTTTGGCAAGACCAAAACTTAACAACTGTTTTTATAGGTTCTAATCAATATTATAATGCAATTCCAGGTAGCACTCCTGCTACTGGAACAGCAACATTTTTAATTGAAAACACAGGTACGGTTACTTATAAGTATGACTGTCAAGGAAATAATATATGTGGAGGCGGTCCAACTCCATCACCTAGTCCTACTCCTAGTCCTAGTCCTACTCCTAGTCCTAGTCCTACACCTAGTCCTACACCCACTCCTTTACCCACTGCTCCCCAGTATTGTTTTAGCTCCACAAATGCAGTAACTTTCCAGGTTATAGGACTTATTAATGTTTATGTTTTTGGTGGAAATTATGGTATATATGGAACTGGTAATGGAATATTTGTTTTAAACGATATTCCCTCAACACATCCAATTGCTTTTCAAAATTTTAATAAAACCAGCTTAATAAGTTATAGTGGAACTTACAGTGGAGGAACTAAAACAGGATTAGATGGAAATACATATGAGTATTTTTACGGAGATGTAACGGTCACAGTAAGCGGAGATTACGGAACGTTAAGTTATGAATGTTTCAATCATGGATACATGGGTGGACAGAATAATTTAAGATACGACAACATCACTTGTCCTTCTATTGCTCCTCCTATTATTCCTCCTATAGGAGACCCCTCTAAGCTATATACTTTAACTTATAGCGACACTGTAAAGGGATGGCCTTCTTTTTATTCTTATTACCCTGATTATATGATTGGAATGAATAATTATTTTTATTCATTTAATAAAGGAGAGCTGTATAGACATAATACTAACTCAACAAGAAACAATTATTACAACGTACAATATAACTCTGAGGTAAAGAGTGTGTTTAACGAAATGCCTTTAGAAAATAAAATATTTAAAACCATTAGCTTGCAGTCAGATTCTTCTTGGTCAGTCGAACTAGATAGTGATATTCAAACTGGAGCAACAATTGATAGTACATGGTTTGAAAAGAAAGAAGGCGCATGGTTTGCTTATGTTAGAGACAACGGAACAAACCCAGCTCAGGCTACAGAATATCCTTTACGCTCAGTAAATGGAGTAGGTAGAAGCAGTTCGGTAAGTGTAGTTGGTACAAGTACTATTGTAAACTTCTCTACTAGTCCTCTTATTTCGATTGGCAACGATATAAGCGTAGGTGATGTTTTATATTATGCACTTCCTCCTTATAATACAATTGAAATGGCTGGGAGAGTTTCCGCTATTAATATAGAACTACAAAACAATGTTAATAGTATTGTAATTGATAATACATTTGTCGGTTCAAACACTCCTATTCCAATACAGGACGCTTATTTTATGTATATAAAAAATCAACAAGCTGAATCTAATGGTACATTGGGACATTACTGTTTATTTACAATAACAAATACAGACACTACGGCTACCGAACTGTTTGCAGTAGAGTCAGAAGTAATGAAAAGCTATCCGTAAAATTAGTATCTTTGTAAGTAAATGAGTGTAGAAGCTTCTCCTATCGAGATAATAAGTAACATTACTTCCTATAGAGGTTTAATGTGGGATAAGATTGCAGAGTTTTCTAAAAAACTAGAACAGGTCTCAGGTGTTTTAAAGCACAAAGCTGGAGATGTTCAGTCTAAAGAAATGAAAGATTTTTTTCCTTTGAAGCAACACATAGAAGGTGGCTTATATACTCGTGAAATGTTTTTGACTAAAGGGTCTTTTGTAGTAAGTATGATTCATAAACAAAACCATCCATCTTTTTTACTTCGAGGCAAGGTCTCTTATTTGGGAGATGATGGGTCGGTTAATACTATCGTAGCGCCTAAGACCATATTTACCAAGGCAGGAGCTCAAAGAGTTCTTTATATACACGAGGACACTCAATGGTGTTGCGTATATAAAACAAAAGAAAAAACATTCGAACAAGCAGAGGCTGATGTTTATACTAATGACTATAAAGATTTACCAAAAAAAATTATTAATAAAATAAAAAAATTATGTCTGGATTAGCAATTGGAATATCAGGTCTTGTAATGTCAGCAGGTGGTATGGCGATGAATCTATCTAACGCTTCAAAACAAAAAAAACTTATAGGACAAGCAGAAGCTGCAGGTGAAGCCGCTATGGTGAAAGCAAAAAAAGTAATTGAGGTAAATTATATGGAAGGATTGCCATTGCCTAAAGAAGCTTATGAATTAGAAAGAGATTCTATTTTAAGTGGAGGAGCTCAGGCTCTTTCGGCGGGAGTAGAAGGCTCACAACGTGGTGTATCAGCGGTTGCGGGTGCAGTAAACCAGGCTCAGGGTAAGGCGGCTCGTAGAGTTGCTGCTTCTCAAGAGCAATTGATAACAGACAATATGAGACAAGCTGCACAGCAAGATGTTGTTCTTCAAAATCAACGCTTAGGAATAGAATTAGGCGGCGTTCAGGGAGCTCAACAGGCGGTATCAGATGCAACAAGGTCTCAGCAACAATCTCTTGCACAGGCGGCTCAACAAGCCGGACAAATAGGAATGAGTGTATTGGGAAATGAAGCTATTAATCCCTTGTATAAAAAAGCAGGGAATCAATCTATGTTATCTCCTTTAGATAAATTTAAAATTAATAATCAAATGAATTCTGTTATGAAAAGTGGAGCTGGTTTAGAAAACTCATTTCAGCAACCTACCCCCCCTTTTAATCCCCCTTCTTTGAGTCAACCTACCTCCCCTTTTAATCCTAATATGGACTTTTTACCAATGGATTTATATTCAGTGCCCGGAGTTACAAGCACAGGAGTAGTATAATAATTAAACTATGGCAAAATCATATTACGGCTACGTTAAAAGAGATGTAGAAAACGAAACGAATTGGGCTGCTATTACAAAGAGCATGAACGATATGCTTTCAGCTGAAGGCAAAAGAAGAGAAACCAAAAAAGCTGACATAGATAAAGCTTCTAGAGAATTTGGAGAAGTTCTTACAAATGCAGAGGGTAGCTCTCATCAAGGGCTAAGTGATTTTTGGTTAGATGGTGCTAATTCCATTCAAGAGACCAGGAGAATGCAAGACCAGCTTCTTAAAAGCGGAAAGTTAAAATACAAAGACTATATTTCTCAAAGACAAAATATAACTGATGGTTCTAACGAGTTGATAGGATTGGTTAAGGGATTTAATGCTAAATGGGAGGCTGTAAAAAACGACCCCAATGCGAGTGAGTTTGATTATGCTAATTTAGCTAACGTTCAAGGATTTGCTGATTTTACTAATTATAGAACATGGGCTAACCCTACTGATGGTAGAATTAGTTTGGGTAAAAGAGTCCTTAACGAGGAAACAGGCCAGTATGAGTTAAGCTCAAATCCTAATGACTTTAGACAGATTAGTTCTTTAAAAAACAGGATGCAACAAAGAGCTCCTAAGTTTCAAATTGACAAGTTTACTAAAGATGTGGCTGCTAAAATGGGTAAGTTTGTGAAAGCAAAAATGATTGGTGGTGCAGCTACAGTAAGTGACGTTACAGCCAAACCAGAATATCAAAAACAATTAGATAACTGGGTAGAGTCGGCAATGATAGATGATTTCAATGCAGGAAGCATGGGGACAGATGCCTTTGGCATTTTTAAATATAACCATGATGAAAAATATCGAGACCAGGCTTTGGCAGATAAAGAAGGTGTAATATTTATAGGATTAGATACCCTTCAAAAAGGAGCTGGAATGGTTAAACCTATACCCACAAAGGCACAAAAATCTACAATAAAAGAATTATTAATAGAAAGAATAGAAAGTCAAACAGATTATATAGAAACTGCTGCTCCTAGGTTTAATCCACGTGACCCATCTTATACGGAATCTAAAGACATGAAACTTGCAACACAGCAAGGAGAAGCTCTGGCTAAAACATGGTATGGAAATGTAAAGCAAATAGAAGAAGGCATTAACTTTATAAAAAGTTTAACTGGAAATCAAGATATTGTTGAATATGACATTCAACCAGACCAGATTATTTTAACAAAAATAGATACTGACGGGAGAACAAAAAGAAAAGGAAGAAGATACCCCCTCCCACCGATTCCTAGAGGAGATGATTTTGAAGCTTATATAACGTCTATTGCCTCTGAATTAGGAGCTAAAGGTTCTGATTTAGATGCAGTAGTAAAAGCCGCAATGAAATCTTTGCCTAAAGATTCTGAAGGAAATCCTTTAAAAAGAAATATTGATTTTGGAAAAGATGAACAAGGCACGAAAAAAAGCGGGTATAAATATGAAATAGCAAAACAACAAGGCCTAACATCTAAATTTACTGATTATGTATCTGGAAAACTTAAAATTGATAAATCAAATTCTGTTGTAACTGCACAAAATTTGCAAACTTCACTTGAGGCTTTAGGAACGGGAATAGAAGTAACAAGCTCAAGTAATTTCTTTGGTAAAGAAATTAAAATTGCTATAACCCCTAAAATAAGCAGAAAGTTTGATATACTTAAAGGCAATGTCAAAGAGGATATAGAAGCCTTTTTAAGAAATAACATAGGTCAGTTTGATGAATCTTTAAAAATTTCAGAAGATAAAATTGATGAGTTTTTAAATGAATTAGATAGTCAAGATACCCCGCCAAAAAAAGTCTCTACCCCGCCAAAAAAAGGCTCTAAACCTCGAGGATACACAAAAGACCCAACATGAACGAAGAAATATTAAATCAACTATACGCTAACGCAAAGAAACACTTCTCATTACCAGACTTTGAAACTTTTAAAGTTGATATGCAAAAGGAAGAAACAGCTCTAGAATTTAGAGAAAATTTAACTCAATATTTTGATATGCCTGAAGCAGAAGTTTTTTTATCGGACATAGGATTTGGAGTAGAACAAGAACCTGTAACAAGCACTAGAGCTGATGTTCGAGAAAGAGACTTAAAAAAAAAAGATTCGGAATTACTATTGGAGGATGGTTTTTCGGAGCAACCAGAACAACCTCTTGAAACTAGCGTAAGAGCACAGGTTAGAGAAGGCGATTTAGAAAGAGCTGAATACGAACCAGAGATAAGCGTTCCTTCTGAAGTTCCTGAAGAACCCATAAGTATTAGAGCTCAAACTCGTGAGTCAGATTTAGAGCGTATAGAAATTATATCACAAGAAGAGGAAAAAGAAGCTCTTTTAAAAGAGCGCAAGATGGAAGTTCTAGACCTAGCACTTCAATTACCCACATTTGATTTTGAAGAACTTAACGAAGAAGGTCAACAGGTTATTACTGAGATGGCATCGAAGTATAATTTATCTCCTTCTGAATTTTTAAAAGAAGCAAAAGATAAAAAACAAGCTGTTGTCGATAGTGATTTTACAGATTGGTTAACAAATTCTTTTAAAATTGCAGATGTAAGTTTAGGTGAAATGGTTGCAACGTTGCCCAGTTCTATATATGAATTTGTAGGGGCTGCATTTTCAGACCCAATAAATAAAATGTTTGGTTTACCAGAAACAGACGTAGAAGCCTTTAAAGAGTTAATAGGAACAAAATCAATTATAGAGGGGTTAGTAAAAGAACAAGAGTATAGAGAAAAACAAGATGCATTATATAGAAAAGAAAAAGGATTAGAGGGTGGTATTGTTGAAGCCTTTCAGGAGGGGAATAATAAAAAAGGTGTTAAGCTATTAGCAAGCGCAATAGTTCAAAGTGCACCAATAAGCTTAGGTATAATGGCTGCATCAGCTTCTGGCGTAGGATTAATTCCTTTAGCTACCGGAGCTACTGCTTTAATGACGGGTCCTGAGCTAAGAAGACAATTAGAAAATAACCCCGACCAAACTAAAGCCTTGAGTGTTTTAAAAGCTGTTGGAATGGCTGGCGCTGAAATGGTATTTAGCACTATTAGTCAAGGTACTTTAGCTAAAGTTTATAAAGACATTATATTTAAACAAGGAAAAAAAGAAGGAGCAAAAGCCTTTAAAAATATTATTATTGCTGGATATGAAACTGCATTAAAAAAGTTTGGTCCTATTGCAGCAGGAGCTGCTGAAGCTATTGATGAAGTAGCAACGCAAATAACTCAAAACCTTATTGAAGGAAAGCCTGTTTTTCAAGGTGTACCTGATGCTGCAGTAACGGGTTTTGCGAGTGGTGGAGTTTACGGAGCTCCTATTACAGCGATACAAGCTACAAAGTATGCCAATGAAGGTGTAGCAAAATGGAAAATAAAAAACAAAATTAAAAAATCTCAGTACTCAGATATTATTGAAGCATTTGAAACACAAGATATAACTGAATTACAGTTTGACTTAGCACAAACTAAAAGAGCTGATGAAATATTAACCAATGAATTAAAGAGAAGAGTTGATTCTGGTGAAATGACAAAAGAAGAATCTGATAGAATACAGCAAAACTTTTTTGAAACCAGCATTTATAAGGCTAGGTTAGAGCCTAAAAACTTAAGCACAGAACAAAAAGTAAAAGCTATAAATCTATTAAAAGAAAAAAAAGCTTTAGTAGAAAAAATAACAATTATTGATGAAAAAAGTCTATCTATAGAGGAACAAGAAAGAGTAGATAAAATAAATATTGAGCTAGCAAAGTTAACGACTATATCAGAAACAATAAAAACCGAAGAAGATGCCATTTCTAAGCAAAGCCCAGAGGGCGTGGATGTACAAGAACAAGCCAGAGATGGCGAAGAATTGGGAGAAGGAGACACCATCGAAGGAGTTGCCGGACCGCTTACACCCAAAGAAGATAAAAATTCCCAAGTTTCAGAAGAAGAGACTACCCAGCTTACTAAGGAACAGGCGTTAAAAAATTTAAAACAAAAACAAAAAGCTTTTAGAGATTTAGAATCACAAATAGTAGAGGACGGACCAGGTAGTCCAAGTATTATGCTTTTTGATGAAGCCAGGAAAGAAATTGATAAAGCTAAAGCAGAATTAGATAAATTAATTAATAAATCAAAAGAAGAGACTACCGAGCTTACTGAGGAACAGAAAGATGAGGTAAAAGATTTAGAGTACATAATAGGTGTTCCTGATGGTAAAAAACCTAAGTTTAGATTAGCGGAAGAAGAAACATCTGATATAGACACTGAACAGATGGAGTCTACCATGAATAAATTTGAAGAGCAAGAGCTTAGTTATACTACTCCTAATCTTAGTAAAGAAAAAGCTCCAGTAAACCCCGTTGAAGAAAGTAATTCTACAACTAAAATACCCAACGAAGAGGTAGAGCAATTAAGCAAACCAATTGAATATTTTAATGGTATTCCAATGCTTACTGGTATAACAGATATGTTGGCGGCAGGTAACATTACGGATTCACAGGGTAACCCTATGGAGGTTGAAGGGGGTATTTTATATAATGTGTTGGGTAAAAACAAAGGTTTAGCCTGGGCAAATGTTTTAGAGTCAGATGCTAAAGAACAGTATAATAATGCTGTTTCTTTATATAACAACAATAAAGAATTATTTGATAAGCTATGGGCTGATGGAAAGATTCCTAATGGACACATTCCTATGGCTATTATGCGTATGGCAGACAATGCTTTACACTCTAATGAGGCGGTTTTTAGGTATATTCTGCCAACTTTAGAATCATTGCCCACTCTTAATAATCAAAAGGCTTTACAAGAGTTTTTAAAAACCCTAAAAAAAAGCAAAAAGCCACAGAAGTCTATTGATAAAATAACAAATGCTATACAAGACAATAACATTAAAGGTTTAAATGAGTTATTTAATTTTATAATTAAAGACGCTAATAATAGAGCCAATGGAGACACAAAAAATACCATACCTCTTAATGTAAGAGCCTTAATTTATGATGTTATATTTTCTGAGCCAGGTGTTAAAACTAATACATCAAAAACGGTAGAGGCTTTATTTGAAGGAGTTGAAAATAAAAATGAATTATTTTTATCAGACACAATATACGAAGCTGTAGGAGAGCCATCAGTTAAAACCGCCAGCAAAGGAGAGGTATTGTCTATTGTTGGAATAGATGTTTTAAACGGTGGTGTACAAAAAGCTAATCATCCCAACTATGGATACGGAACTAAAGGTCAAGCTATAGCTCTTATCACAAACCCCGCACATGGTATAGATGTTTTTCCAGAGTGGAATGCTAGAGCTGCTGCAATGTTTAAAAAAACAAAACCTAAACAAAAAGAGGGTGAGCCAGTAAAAGAGGGTAAATTCCCTGGAGAAAAACAAATTGGAGCTGATTCTATGGGAGCTTTTGCTAACCTAAAAGCTTTCATAGGAGCTCGGGTTAAATTTGGAGAAATGTCTGATTTAGATAACATTATAGGATTATTAAGACTGTCTTTTCCTGGAGTAAGTGTAGCAACAACACAAGAAGAGTTTGATGCCATACTTGAACAGCCTGGGGTTAGAACTAGAAAAACTAAAGGGAAGACTATACTTGGTATAACTTTAAACGGAAAAATATATCTAAACCCAGCCGTTGAATCTTTAGCCACTCCCATACATGAGTTTGGTCATATATGGATTGATTATTTACGTTCAGACACCTCTAATACAAAAGGTACAAAGCTTCTAAATCAAGGTTTAAAACTTGTGGAGGGAACAAGTGCTTTGAAAAAAGCTATAGAAAAATATGGAGACAATCAAGTTGCTAGAGAAGAGGCTTTAGTAGAGCTTATGGGGACTAAAGGAGAGTCCATAGCAAATGCGGCTAAAAAGTCTAAATTTAAAGAATGGCTTAATGGATTTTTTAAATATATAAAAGAGACTTTTACTAAGTCTGCTGATATAAAATCCCAAAACATAAAAGATTTAACCTTAGAGGACTTTATCAATACAGGTCTAGCGGATTTATTTGCAGGAGAACTTATAAACGGAAAGTTTGATGCTAAAACTTCGGAGAGCTCCGCTAAAGCTAGATTTGAGCTTATGGAATCTATTGGAGGACCTGAGCTAACAATGGAACAAATAATACAAACTGGAAGGTCTGATGGTTTTTCTGATGCTGCTATCAAAGCTGTACTACAAGGAAGAGGATTTAAAGCCGCTGACATAAATCCAGCTATGGAGTTGGCACTTAAAAAAGGAGAGATTCTTCCTTTTGCATTTCAAAATATAGAAGGTGGAGTCGATAAAGGACTAAAACTTTTTAGAGGTATACAGAAAAAAATAAATGATTTTAAGAAAAAAAATAAAGTAAACAAGGGTGAGATTAGGGCTTTAGCTCAAGATATTTTAAAAAATACAGATGTATATAAATCTTTATCTGAGTTTGAAAAGAACGAGCTTTCAGTTGCATTAGATAAAACTCTAGAGACCAGGGCTAACAGAACAGTTCAAAAAGAAATAACTAGAATTAAAAATATAATTCGAGGTTATAAGAAAGGGGTAAAAGATTTACGACTCGCACAGATTGAACTTAAAAATTTTATTCGTAACGCTTTACCTGTGTCTCAGGGATACTCTCAAAATGATATAGCTGATACGGTTGCGCTTGTTACTAATATAAAATCTAAAAAAGATTTTCCAGCAGCAGTTGAAAAGGTTATTAAAAAAGTAGAGGCAGCCAGAGAAAGAAAAAAGAAATCATTAATAACAAAGCTTAAAAATTTTGTATCCTCTAAATCCAAGGTTATATCTACGGGTTCAAAAAGAAGAAAATCAAAAGGTCTTGATGCTCAAGGACAGCAGTTTTTTGCACAAGTAAATGCAATATTAAAAGCCGCTTTAGGTTCTGGGTCTATAGATAAAATGGCGGTTATAGCAAATGAACTTTCCGATATTGAAAGATATAATGAAATTATTGCAAAAGAAGCCAGAGGGGAAAAGCTTAGTATAAAAGACTCTAAGTTTTTAGACAAGTCTATTGCTTTTGAAATGTTTGCAGATATAAAAGACAAGTCATTAGAAGATTTGCAGGTTTTATTTGAAGATTTACAGTCAGGAGCAAAGGATTCAAAGCAAGTTATTAAAGAAAAAAGAATAAGAAAAGCTTACGCTGATGCTAAATTAAAAGAAGAAGCAACTTCTCAGATTGAAAAAGATTTTCCAATGTTGTTTATACAAGTTCAAAATAGTAAAAAAGTATTAAAATCGAATAATGAGGTTCAGGATGATATTAAAGAAATTAATAAAAGTTTTGCTAAATTAAAAATCTGGCAAGGTTTAAAGAAGGTGTATGAAAATTATGATTTTACAGTAGGTAAAAGTATTTCTTCTTTTTTTAAAAATAAAATAGCTCATTTAGGTTCTTTAAGTAGAATTTTAGATAATTATTCTACAACAGGATTTTTTCAAAAACAAATTTACGATAGATTAAACATAATGAGTGAAAATTCTATTAGAGGTAATTATTATCAACAACAAATAATAGACTCTATAGCTGATAGCATTGAGGGAGTAGAAGGAGGTTATTCGGGTATATTAAAAATACTAGAAAAAATAGGAGTAAAAGAAATAACTAAAGGAAAAAGAAAGGTAGAGTATACATCAGACCAGATAATGAGGATGTATGCATTAAGTCTTAATGATTTGCAAAGACAACGATTAAATGATGAGGGTATAAAAAATATAGAAGAGATAAAAGACATACTAGGTCCAGAGCTTGTTTCTTTTACGGATAAGATAGTAGAGTATTTAAGTAATGATTATTTTGAAGGTTTAAACGATGTTTATTCAGATGTTAATGACACAAATTTAGGCTATGTAGAAAATTATTTTCCTACAAAAAGTATATCTGATTTAGAAACCAACTCCATAGAGACTGGAGATTTTAATTCTGTTTTAGGATTGGAAAACGCATCTTCTCTTAAAGAAAGAAATGCAAAAAAGAAAGAATTAGAATTAAATTTTGGATTTAGTTACACTTTAGAGAATTATATAAGCTCTATGGAAAGATACAAGTCCTACGCTCAAGGTACACGAGAATTAAACACTATTTTTAAAACTCCTGCGCTTAATTTGTTGACTAGTAACTCAGTTTTAGGTGTAGATAAATTAATAAAAATTGGTATTAATTCTGAAATAAACCCCACTTATGGACTAGAAAATAAAACCAAAGACAATGTTGGTCAATTTATGAATTGGTTTACCTCTTATGTTTTGAGCTTTAAACTTATTCAAATAGGAAAACAAGCAACGTCATTTGTTAACGCATATACTGAATATCAATTTAGAAAAGGAAAGTATACTCCAGTTGTAGACACTTTAGGATTTATGGTTGATTATGCTTTAACTATTGCTAATTTCAGAACTAACTTAAAAAAAATGAAAGAAGTTTCTGCAACTTTTAGATATAGACTGGAGAAAGGAATGGAAGGCGATATTTATTCTTTAGAATCTGGAGGTATATTGCAATATGTTCCAGAAACAAGCGCTAAAGGCAAAAGAATAAGAAAAAACTTTAAAAAAGCTGCTGCTTCTCCAACAGTATTAGGAGATGTATTTGGAATTATGGGTTATGTTGCAAATTATAATAGAAATATTAAAAACGGAATGAGTGAGAAAGAAGCTTTAAAAGTATTTAATGATTATAACGCCACTCAACAAAGTAGAAGAAATACAGACAAAAGTCCTATTCAAAGAGCTGGGGGATATACTAGAGTATTTACTGGCTTTGGAAGCACGTTATTTTTACAAATGAATAAAGTGGCAATAGCGCAAAGAAATATTTTTGCTAAACACTTAATGAAAGGTAAAGTTCCTCTCACAAAAGATATTAGAGATTTAACCTTAAACTTATCAATTGCCAATATGCTTTTTGTAGCAACATCAAACGTAGCAAAGTTATGGGCTGGTGATGATGAAGACAAAAGAGAAGTTGCTTTAGCTATAGCAGAAGCAGGGATTGGTTTAAATTTACTTTATCAACTTCCTTTATTTGGAGCTGCTGCTGAAATGGGGATACAAACAGCTGAAGTAGGATTAGGACTTCGTAAAAAAGTCCAAAAATTTGATAGTCTTGTTAATCCATTTATGTCTTTATGGTATAAGTTAAATAGATTTATAAAAAACCCTACTTTAATTAATGCGGGAAAGGGAATTGTTGAAATAATATTAGGAGTTCAAATAGACCCCGCTGTTGGACTTATAAATTTCTTTAAAGACATGGAAGCTGATGAAGAAGAATTATATGATGTGACAGGTATAACTAAATCATATAGACCTACCACAAGAAAACCTCCAAAAAGAAAAAAATCAACTATTGATTAAATTATAAAATTCTGTAAATAAAATAACAAAAAAGAATATTTAGCATTAAGGCTATTGCAAAATCATATTTAGGGTCGGACATACTTAAAAAGTTTTTTATTATCAAAAGAAAGCAACAGCTCTCCCTCTTCTGACCATTTAGTTTTACCTATTAATCCTTCAATGGGTAAATAATAGATGCCATCTATACATGACCATATCATAACTGCGTTTAGTCTTTTGTCTCGTAATTTTATAATTTTACGAGCTTCTACAGTTAAAGGGTAAGAATCTTTCATCTCTGTCTCCAGGACTTTTACTTCTGCATATCCTATTACACCTCCGTTATCTCCTGTTATTCTAAAGTCGACATCATCCGGGCTTAACTTTTTATAGCTACCTCCGAGCCTTCTTAGATATAACTCTACGGCTTTTTTTTCTTTTTTTATATCTTGGTTTTTTTCAAATATCATAATTCCATTAAACAATTTATCGCAGTATGTCCGCCTAGTATTACCCCGCAGCCAATTGCTTGCTTTTTGAAGTTCTTTGCGTATGCTGTTGCGTACGAGCTTCCGTCCACGCCGCAGCCCACCTGCATTCCGAAGACCTTGAAATTTCTTCCAACCGACCACATTGTGTAACATTGAGTATGGATATGTCCTTGAACAGTACTCATCATATCATTCTTCGATTTTGTGCTAGCTGTGCCGCCTTCCCCGTGGACATATTGAACATTGTCATAAACAACACGCTCAGTCCAGTTCCAATTAGTCCCCAGTACTTCATTGTATGATTTAATCCAAGCACTAGGAATGTCTGATGTTTGTGCCTTACGCATCACCATTCTATCGTGATTTCCAATCAGTACATCTGCCACAGGGAATGCATCACTCCAACTTTTAACGGCTCTAATCGCATATTCAAGCTCATCTAAACCGCCCATCGCATCACTAGATGTCTCATGATAGCTCGTATAATGGTTGTCTATTATATCTCCTATGTATATTACTTGATTGCATAAGTATTTAGAGTAAGTCTCTTGGCAAAACTCCAAGTATCCTTCCAGTTCAAACGGGGCGTGGATGTCTCCAATTACAAGAATACGCCTCTCATCCGTGTTTAGATTGTCGTAGGCTATTTTCTTATCGCCTTTAAGTCTGGGTCTAAAATCTTTAAATCTCATCTTGAACAGATTCTAGTATTAACTTTAAATTTTTTATTAATTTATTAATCTCTTGTTTTAACTCAGGAAATTCCTCATCTATTAAGTGTTCATAGATTTGGTCGGAAGAGTTATGAATATCATTCATTATAAAATTAATATTCTGTACTCTTTTACTCTCAAAATATTTCATGCCATTTTTATTAGTCCATGTGGTATAGGAGTTTTTCCCCTAATTTACTGTCTACTTTTTTGATGGCGTGGTATATTTTTTTAGATTTTTTTTTAGTTTCTTCTTTATGTGTCTTAGGGGTTTCTTTCCCCATGTTACAATACATATCAGCATCTATCTCTAAAAAAGTATCAATTTTTCTCTTAATACTCCAAGACGTAAAGCCTAAAATCTTTTCTATATCTTCTATGTTGTAATTCATAATGTTATAAAGTTATAAAAAAAAATCCGTAAGTTGTTAAGAATCAGACAAAAATGTTTTGGTCTTCAAGAGTATAAATTTTTTCAGCTACAAATAACTTAATTATTTTTTCATTGTATTGGTCTGGAATTTTCAATACTCCTCTATGTATTTTAAGCATCAAATCTCTTCTTTCCCTATCTCTTTCTATTAAAGTTTTGTTTTGTGCTTTTAAAAAAGTAAGCTC